TTATGCAACCGAGACGAGTTTCCAGCCACCCCGCAAATCGTCATATTTTTCGGTCATTGCCGCGTTCTTGTGGCCCAAAATCGACTGCGCAAAGGCGGCTCCGAATTCCTCTCGATATAGACGCTCCGACAGGCTTCGGATTTCGTGCAGCGTGATGGCCGTGCGTCCCACTTCCGGCTCGATGCCGGCCGCCTGGCGCGCGGTGATGAACGCGTCAGCCAGTCCATTGCCGGCCACCTTCTGCCCTGGCTTCGTCGTGCCCTTGTGGCGAACATGGTGCACCAGGTAGTGGCTGGCCACGTCGTCGCGGCAAGCCCTGACGACCTCTGCAATACTCAACCCGACCTTCGACAGCCGGATTGCGCCATCGAGGGCCAGTCGGGTTGTTCCGCCGCTCTTACCCTGAGCCACGTGCAGCCGGCCATCCTTCCAGTCCGAGAACTTCATCGACAAGATGTCCTCACGGCGCTGCCCGGTCAGCAAGGCCAGGTTCATCGCATTGCGCAGCCAGACCGGCGCCTGCTCTCGAATCGCCAGGAACTGTTCCAGACTCATTCGCTCTCGGACCACCGTCACTTTATGCGCCCGCGTAGCGGTCACTGGACTGCGGCCCGCTTCGATCAGCCCCTGGGTTTCGGCCCATCGGAAAATGTCGGCCATCTTCGATCGCATCTGCCTGGCCGACGTAGCGCCGCGCTCTACCTTGTACGTTTCGAGGTACTGCGCCACCATCGCCGTCGAGACGTCCACCAGGCGCCGATCCGCGAAATTGCATTCCTCCAGCCGTCGCATGTAGGAGTCGGCGGCCGCCACCGTTGCCGGCTTCGGCTCTACCTTCTCCATCCAGAGCTGCTTGTACACCGGCAGCCACTCGGCCAGCGTGTACTCGACCTTCCCCGCCACCCAGTCGGCCAGCGACGACGGCTTCATCGTGGCCAGCACCGCATTCGCCGCCCGCGCCTCGCTGAATGCGTGCGCGCGATCGCGGCCGAGTCCCTTTTGCGCCTTCGTCATCGGGTTCTTGTAGTAGAAGTATCCCGCCGGGTTCTGGTACAGGTTCGGCGGGAACCCTTTGTTTTTTGCCAGTCTCTTGCGTCCCATATCAGCTCACGTAGCGCGCGTCCCGCTTCACCTGCCACTTGCGGCCGATCTTCTCCGGCTTCGGCTGGATGTGGCCGTTGTGCACCCAGCTCAGCAGGGTGTTCGTGTGCGGCACCTTCGAGAACTGCAGCGCGGCCCACTCCTGCAAGGTGACGTACCGCGATTGAATTTGTTGTGTGCTTGCCATTTTCCGTTACCTTTCTCTCGGATTCTGCCGGCGCTCGCCGAACAGCTGCTGCTCGCGGGTCAGCGGCGCCGCCGCCGGCACCGTGCCGCGGCGCTCGTAGGCAGGCCGGCGCCGGTCGTTGACCGGGCTGGTGAAGTGCGACGACACGCCGCTGCGGCGGTCTGGTCCTCGTTCAGTCGACATGGCTGCCTTCGCTGTGGTCGTGCTCGGTGGCGGCCGGTGCTATGCCCTCCTTCTTGGTGGCCAACATAGCGGCGTCGATGGCTCCCCGAAATCCCGCCACTGTCGCCGGCTCCTGCTTTCCCATTTCGTCGGAGATCGAAACCGTGAGAGGCGCCCACGCGCTGCGTGGCTGATAAGCGGTTTCAAGCATCATCGTCACCAGCGGTTCAAAGCGCACTGCATCCTTTGCATCATCTGCTGGCGCTGCTGCTTGCTGTGCTTGCGCCGCCTGTCCGACCAGCTTCGTGATTGCGGTTTCCAGGCATTGCCCCTCTGGCGTCACGGCCAAGTGCTCGGCCCATTCGCCGGCGTCCAGATACTGATACATGGTGCTGACCTCGCGGCGCAGCATGGCGTCCAGATCACGGCGCTCATCGGGCCGCGCCTCTACCGCCTGTGCAGCTACAGGCGCAGCAAACTTCCGCACCCGATCAGCAGCATGATTTACCAGGATCGCCAACTCCTCGGCGTTGAACTTGAGGCTGTCGCCATCACGCATCGTGCGCATGCCGCTGTCGGTGAGCAGTTCGTGCTCCAGCATGTCTAGCACCTCGTCGCGGGTGAAGATTCCGGCCGAGCCCGCGTCACGGTCGTCTTGTTCGAGATCGACGCCGGCGGTGGCAGATGCCGCACTCGGCGTCGGCGCCACCTCCAGCAGCCGCGCCACCTCGCCCGCCGTGCCGATCGCCACGAAGCGCCCAGTGCCCGGCAGCGGCACGATGTTGGCCGCCGTGCTGGTGGCCTGCTGCAGCGCGAGCGCGGCGCCGATCAGGCGCAGGGCTTCGGGCGTGAATCCGTTGTTTGTTTGGGTCATGTCCTGTCCTCGTTCGTTAAAATTTGCCATGCTGCCGCTGCCACTCGCGGAACTTGTCCATTTCCAATGGCCGCAGTTCGGTCCACTGAGTGGGCCAACCCATCATCCATTCGCAAAAACTCGCTGGCCAACGCCACCCAACGGCTTTCACGATTGCATGGGTCGCCTGCGTAGCCCCAAGGCTCATACGCAAGTTGTCCATGTTGTAGCTGATCCCTGGTCCGCGACGAGACCAGCTCCGGGTCGGAGTAGGCAGCAATCCAGAGGCGTTCGCGCAGGTGGTCGGCGCCCAGGTCGGCCGCAGATAGCACGCCCCATCGCGCATCGAACCCCATCTCGGCCAGGTCCCCAAGGACTCGGTCGAGTCCTCGAGAAGTGAGCATTGCGGAGTTCTCCACAAACACGCCTCGCGGTCGTACCTCGCGAATGATCCTTGCCATGTGCGACCAGAGCCCGCTTCGCTCCCCAGAAAGGCCGGCACCAAGCCCCCCCCTGACTGATGTCTTGGCAGGGAAACCCGCCAGAAACGACGTCAACAATTCCGCGCCATGGGCGTCCGTCAAAAGTTGTAACGTCAGACCAAATCGGGAAAGGTCGAAGGAATCCATCATTTTGTCGTTGCGCCAGAACTTGTGTTGCGTAGGCATCACGTTCAACTGCGACGACGGTTCGCCAGCCAAGGAGGTGCCCGCCGAGTATTCCTCCACCAGCGCCTGCGAAAAGAGCCAGCTCACGCATGCCCCTCCCTTGCCGGCCCGAACAGGGCCACATCCAGCCAGTGCCGCTGCATACCCACCTGGCGCGCCGGCACGATCACCGGGCCCCGGAACGCGCTCGCTTCCTTGCGGACAAGCGGTCCCTTCGTCTCCAAGCCCAGCACCCACAGCTGCTGGTTCTTCGGCCCGATCTCGTCGGCTCTGCGCGCTTGGCCGGCGTCGGCCATGTGACGCAGGTAGCCGTAGGCGGTGTTGACCGGTATCGCCAGCTCGGCCGCGACCTCGGCGACCGTCATCGGCCGCCGGGCCAGCAGGATCAGGATTTGCTGGATGCAGGCCTCGCGGCGCGCGACCTGCGCGGCGTTGGAGAAGCCGCCCTTGTTGAAATTGTTCTGCCCCATCGCTATGCCTCCGCCAGCAGCGAGCGCTGATCAGGATCCGCCTTCAGCGCGTCGCCTTCGTCCAGCAGCTTCGAGCGCTCCTCGATCACGACAGTGACGTAGCCGCCCTGGACGTCGGCCAAGCTGTGCGCCTCGGACGACTTCGCCAGGGTCAGCGTCGCCTTCACGCCATCCTTGAACACGACCTGGTCGACGGCCGCCTGGAACGTCATGCGAGCGTTGCCGGCGATGAGGTCGCAAGCGCTCTGCGTGGCCGCGCGGCAGTCCTGCGCCACCTTGGCCAACACCTGCTGCTGCTCGGCTTCCTTCAGGTTGATCCAGGGCTTCGACAGCGTCTTCAGGTGCTTGGTGGCCGCCTTGATCAGCTCGCCCAGCAGGAATTCCTGTGCATGTGCCTTGCCGTCGGCGACGCCGTGCACGCCGGGGCGGGCGAAGACGGCGAACGGGCCTTCTTCACCCTCGATCACGGCGGCCAGGCGCCAGTTGTCGCCCTCGGGCGGCACCGGGATCCATTCGCTGATGTCGCTGTCGCCACCGACCCATGCCGCCGCGATTTCCTTGGCGCCGGCGTCATACAACAGCTTGGCGACCGCGATCTCGTTGCCGTTGATGACCGCGCCGGGCGCAAGATCCTCATCTGGCAGAGTAAAGTCGCGGAAGGCCGGCAGCACGCCGTAGCCGTGTGGGTCGCGTTTCAGGGCGGTTTCAGGTGCTGCTGCGTTCTTGGTTTTCATCGTTCAGTTCTCCTGGGGGTTATGGTGTTGGTACTGCAGGTAAGCCTTCCGGATCTGCTCGTTCCAGCGCGCCTGGGCAGTCGGGTCGGTGTCCAGCTGCTTGCGTGTGTCGACCTCGCAAACTTCCTTCACGCGGCGCGCAGCGGCTGCTTCGCCGTCGACGCCGAGGAACTGCTGGAAAGACTGCTCGCGGCACCGCTGCACGGTCCAGAGGCAGGCGGCGCCGGCTTTCATGCTGCCTTCGCCTGGGACACGGCGCTAATGTGACGCTGCAGCGCCGCGCAGATGCGCTGGAAGTCCGAGTCGCGGTACAGCTTGGCTGACTTGTCGGTGGTGACATGCGCGAAGCCCAGGCGAGCCAGGCCCTCGGCGGTCAGCGTGATCGGCGCGAGGCGCTCGTTGATCTGACCGAGGCGCAGCATGGCTTCGTCCGATACTGGCGCGCGGGCGGCGTCGATCGGCATCACCTGGGCGACCGGCACTTCCAGGAAGTCAGGGTCGTCCGTCGGCATGCTGGCAACAGGTGCCGGTGCGGCGCTGGCGGCGGCCGCCGCCTTGTTCGCCGCCGCGATGCTGGCGGCCTGCTCTTCCAGCTGACGCTTCGTGTCGGCGGCAACGCGCGCACGCTCCACTGCCGCAGCCTCCTCGGCGACGCGCGCAGCTTCGGCCTGCGCCTGGCGCGCGGCTTCCGCTGCAGCGCGCTCCGCCTTGACCCGCTCTTCCTCGGCGATCTGGGCGCGCAGTGCTTCCGCCTTCGCGGCCTCGGCGCGCTCATGGTCGGCGATGCGCAGCTTGATCAACGCGGTCAGGTCGTCGGCAGCCTTCAGCACGATCTGCGGCGTGTCGGCGAACAGGAAGGCGTGCGCGCTGGCCAACTCGCGCAGCAGGCCCAGGTTGATCTGGATCCGGTCGGCCACGGCGTTGGCCTCGATCTTGAAGCGCGCCAGCTCAGTGTCGACCGCATCGCGCAGGCTGGTGACGGTCTTCTTACCCTTCATGGCGCCGGCGAAGTCGGCGGCCACGGCCGGCATGTACGGCTTGCCGAGACGGGCGTTCAGCGCGGCGATGTGCGCCGCGGCCTTGTCCTTCGCCACCTGGTGGATCTCGACGCGGATCGTTTCCTTGCGCGCCTTGACGACCTTTTCCAGCATCAGGCGGGTCTTGCGCGCCAACTCCTTGTAGCTGGCCACCGTGCGCACCATCTCGTCGACGGTTGCCACCTGGCCCAGGGCGGATGCCTCGGCGGCGCCCAGCGCAGTCTCGGCGCGCTCCATGACCTTGATGGCCTGCTCGGCGTCGGCGAAAGCTTGGTCGTCGCTCGGGTTCGTGTCGATGTCGGCAATGAAGGATTGCAGTCGCTCGCCGAACACCACCAGGTTGTGGTTCAGGGTCAGCTGGCCGTCGACGCGGATCGACAGCGCCGGCAAGTCCTGCACGGCGGCGGCCACCGGCGGCGGCAGAACTTCCACGTACTCGTAGGCGGCCAGGTCCTTCTCGAACTGCTCCCAGCCAGCGCGGATGCGCTCCTGCCAAGCCGGATCCGGCGTCACCACCAAGTAGACGAAATTGTCGCGGGTACCATCCGAGCAGACGAACACCACGCTACTGCAGCCGGTCACCATCATGATCTGCTGCGGCTGGGGCATGTACTCATCCGGAAGCTGGCCGGCGGCGATCGCATCGGCCAGCGCCTGGTTCCACTGCTTGTGTTCGAAGGCGACGTCTTCCGCCATGGTCAGGCCGTCGCAGGATGCCGACAGCAGACCGTCCGAGCAGGTCACCGGGTAAAGGTCCTCGCCGATCAGCTCCTCCACCAGCGGGCGCGCCATCGCCTCCACTTCGTGGCCGTAGTCCAGAATGTACTTCTGCACCCAGTCGCTGAATTCCTGGGCGGTGGCGGTCGCTTTCATGTGCAGCAGCTCGGTGCGCTTGATGAGCGTCGAAATGCCCAGCATGGCAGCGGCTTCACTGGCACCGCGGTGCTCGAGGCGGAATGCGGCCCAGTCGGGGCTGCCTTGGATGAGGTCGTGGATAGTTGCCATGGTGTTCTCCTTATTCGGCTTCGTGGGCCCAGCTGTCGATGGTGTTCTTCTGGTCATCGCTGAGGATGGCTTTCGTGCTCAGCATCGCTATCAGCGCGGCCGGTGTTTTCTTCTTCGAGAGGATCATTTCGCGCCAGGCCGGAGTGTTCTCGGTGAATTTCTCGGGCGTGCACTCCACCAGAGCGGCGCGGGCCGGTGCTGGAACTGCGGCGGCCGCCGGCGCCGGCGTGATGTCGTGCTCGACGCGCTGGTCGTCCGGGTAGTCACGCAGCTCCTCGATCGACTTGATGCCCTTGAGCGCGTCGGCGAACAGGTCGCGCGCGGCGAAGGCGAAGGCGCGCATCTGCAGCATCCGCTTCGGGGCGGTCTGCCATGGCCCCTGCTTACCGGACAGGCCAGCCTTCTTCGCATCGTCCATGGTGTAGGTGACGATGACCTGCGACCGGCCACGGCGTTTCAAGGTGACGGTGCAGTAGCTGTCGGTCTTCTCTTCGTTCAGGTCTTCGAACTCCGGGTGGCTGATCACCAGGGCGCGCATCGCGTCACCCCACACGCCCGGGTTGCCGTTGATGATCGCTATACCTTGCAGCGACTGCATCGGCTTCAGGCCCAGCTCGGCGCCGGTCTGCACGGCCACCAGGACGTTGCCCGGCTTGCCGATGTAAGCCTTCGGCACCATGTCCGAAGAGGCGATGATTTTCGCGAATTCCATGGCCTCGGCCAGGCTGCGCGGGGAAAGGGAAAACGTCGGTTCGCCCTGGGTGGTCAGCTCGTTCATGGTTTCTTTCTCGGGTTAAAAATCGTTGTTCTCGATCGCGGCCGGCGAGGCCTCAATCTGCGCGTCATCGGCGCGCTGCACCTCGGCCAGCAGGATCAGCAGGGTCAGCACGATGACCAGGGCGCGGGCGAAGTCGCGGATCACAGCAGCTGCTCCACCACGCCGGCTGCGATGAACGTCAGCACGGCGCCGACGATGCCGAAGGCCGGGTGCTTGTTCGTCCAGTCCATGCCGCCCAGCAGCAGGATGTCGAGCAGGCTGCGGTGCGGGGCTGGCTCGGCCGCTCGGCTGGTCGTGCGGGCGGCGATCACGCGGCCACCTTGCCGGTGCCGGCGCAGGCCTTGCACGGGTCGAATTGCTTGCCGCCGGAGCCGTGGCAGGCGCGGCAACCCTTCAGTTTCTTGCTGACCGGCGCCGGCTCGACCGCCTTGTAGCCGAGCGCTCCGTACACGGCGGTGAACTCGTCTGCCTGCTCGATCGCGGCGATGGCGGTGTCGCGCGCATCGTTGTTCGGGTTCGCCGCCATCAGTTCCAGGAATCGCTCGCGGGCGATGTCCATGTGGGCTTGTGCGATGTTCATCCTGCTGCTCCTCGTTCTGGCCGGCTCCGCCGGCGGTTGGTTTATGGGTTCTGGCTGGCCAGCTCAGCCTGGCTGCGCTCGTATTTCAGCTCGCGATCGACCGCATCGACAGCAATCCGGATGCCCGACCGCAGCGCCTCGACGGTGTCCAGCTTTCCCGGGTTGGAAAGTTGCGTCGCAGCTTCCAGGCTGGATTTCAGGCGCGCCAGGCACTTGATGGCTTCGGTGCTCATGCTGGCACCCGCGAGAAGAAGCGGTTCCAGACATGCAGCTCGATCCGGCTGTGCTGCGCCGCCTCTTCGCGCTTGCGCTCGGCGTCCGCCAGGTCGGCCTGGGCCAGCGGCAGCACATAGCTGTAGATGGCGAACGAGACGACCTCGGCGATGCGGGCGCCGACCAGCACCGAGCGGCCCGCTACGGCGGCGCGCACCAGCGCTTCGGCTTCGTCGGCGTCGCAGTTGAGGCCACGGTCGCCCGGATGTGCGGAGGCTAGCTCGGCGACGGCGCGCACGATGGCGGTCCGGTTCGTGAAGATGTCTTGCTCGGTGGCCTGGCTGCGCGCGTCGATCAGCTGCTGCAGCTTGTCGTCGCGGGCGGCGGCGTCGTAGGGGAAGCGGTCCATGGTCAGGCCCTCGCCAGCATCAGGGCTTCGTCAATGCGGCCGATGATTTCGTCGGCGCGGCCGTTGCCGTAGTCGGCGGTGTCGGCGCTGGTGACACCGACGTTGGCCAGCAACTCGCGAGCATCCTCCAGCACTGTTACGAGATGCTTCTCACGGGTGGTGCGCTTGCCGTGAACCACGGCATTGAGGTCGCCCCACTGCTCGGGACTGATGGTGGCGCTGCAGTCGGCGCTATATCCGGTGCTGGCTTCCAGCAGCATCGTCAGCTTCGCGCTGACCGCTTCCGTCTTCGACATCGTTCTCTCCAGGTTCGCGGCTCGGCGGGTGCTGAGCTCGCTGCGATGGAGCTATTAAACACCATGTTTATAAACGGTGTCAACAGTTTGTTTATACATCAACGACCTTGGGTGAATTGCTCTTTGTCGAGCACCTTGCGCGCGCTGCCCCGGGGTAAAGACGTAAAAAAGCCCGCTCAAGGGGCGGGCTGTTGAAAACCAATAGGATGAAGTATAGAGTTCGGTCAGTGGTAGGCGGACCAAGTTGCCCTGGCCGGCCTCCCTCTCAGGTCACAAGAGACCGATCTGGTGCAGAACGACGAGCAGCCCTGATACCGCATGGATGCACTTCGCTACATCAATCGACCACTTCACCTGTGTTGCTTTCGTCAGTTTCAACATGGCTTTGAGCCCTATTTACGCTGGCGTGCACGCCAACTGATTAGGTCGGCATTTATATCGCGCCTTGCCAGGCGCTAGCCGGTGCAGCTGCAGCTGCGTGGCTCCAGCCCCTGCCTCGCACAGGGCAACTGGCTCAGCTGAAACGTTCCGAGGGAATTGCATCTCGTCGTGGACTGCACGGCGGCACAGCCTCTTTCCGTCCCAACCTTAAGCGGATTGATGGTCCGCAGTCCGGGCATCACCCCGGATTCTTTCCTCCCGCTATTCCGGGAACTATTATTTCGCAGGCCAGCGAGAATCAATTTTCGCTTTATAGGTGCAGTGAGACTCATCAGAAAACTGTCCCGTCTGCACGCCCCGACAAGCCCACACCAGCTGGTAATTCGCGTTATAGAACTGGTCCCAGTCCCAATCGTAATCGGCGGCCTGCGCCGGCGCATACCCGCCGCCACCACTGCCTTTGCTTCCGTAATATGCTGCGGCGCCGATAGCGACAACAGCCAGGCCAATTCCGACCTTCTTCAGCGTGTCGTCGTTATCGCCAGATTCCCTCATGCGCCTCTCGGCCGCAGTCGTTGCGCAACCCGAGAGTGTGCAAACGATGAGTAAGGCAGTTATTCTTTTCATGCTTTCGACACTTCCGCATCGTCTACGCGATCCGTTAGATCGGAAAGCTTGCCCCATAGATGCTCAATTTCTTTTTGAGACTCGTCTAATCGTCTATAGAGACTTTTAACATCCATCTCCGCTGTCTCAACGCGGTTGGATGCTGACGTCGCATCGACCGATATGTAGCCAAAGAAAGCGCTTGCCCAAAAACCGAAGTCGGTAAGAGCGTGGACAATTATTCCAGTTATGACAACGGCTATAAGCGTAGACCAAGCGGGCGTGCCAAAAAAGTTTCGAAGGAATTTCATAATCGCTCGATCAGATATGCGTGCTTTCTTTTCGAATTACCTTGCCGACCACGATACATTCCGCACCCTTGCAAAGCTGCCTGTGATATTTCCGCTGATCTGCGTTATCTGAAACCAGCCACCATTGGCCGGCATCGCGAAGCATCCGCTTTACGATTGCTTCACCCTCGTAATTCACCACGTAGACAAATCCGGAAACGATATTTTTATCGGCCGTGTTCACCACGATGGAATCGCCGTCATACAAGCTTGGCTCCATGCTGTCGCCCCGCACCAGGATGGAGATGAGCGACTCCGGCCGTAGGCCCTCTCGCAGCACCCAAGCCGTCGGCACGCCCAGGGTCTCGCCCTCGTAATGCTCGGGCTCAGTTTGGAATCCGGTTACGCCGGCCTGAACCTTCAACTTCACTTTCATGATCTGCGTCATGGTCGGGTCGCTGCGCCCGGACATGTGGACAGGCTTCGCGCCCGGTACCAGATGCAGTGCGTCGGCCGCGCTCGACGGCGCCACGGGTGCCGTTGGAACCATCGCACCTTCGCCAGTCGATAACCAGGTCGCCGAGCAGCCGATCACCGCCTGCGCCGCGATCATTCCCGCCTTCGATATCCCTCTGGACTCCCAGTTATTCACGGTCTGCTGCGACTGGTTCAGCGCGCGCGAAATTTCCGCCTGCGTGGTGAGTCCCTGTAATTCCTTGGCCGCTTGGTAGAGCCGTTCCATCTGTATGTGCATGGTGGAAATTATCGGCTGTACTAAACAAGATGTGTTACACGCCTTGTTGACACCGAGTTTAAACATAGTGTTTAATGTGACCATCTAAACCAATCCATGAAAAAGACGATGCCTTCCGACAAAGACCTCATCGAAAGCCTGGGCGGCGCCACGAAGGTGGCTGCACTGCTGGGTTGCAGCGTCCAGCGTGTGCAGAACTGGAAGGAGCGCGGCATACCTGCGCAGGTGAGGCTGGACCACCCTGACGTTTTCCCGCTGCCTCCGAGGTCACCAGAGCTCGCTCAACCCGAATCCCAGCCGCAGTAACCCCTGTGGCATTTTTTGCGCCAAAAAGTTGCGCAGGGGCTCTTGCCCAGTACCACCCGTCGGCCACCTGGCCGCCCACCGAAGTCCTGAACCACCGCATCAACTGGAGAACCACCATGGCACCACGCAACATCGAAGTGAAGACCCTGTTCAACGCCGACGAATTCGTCGACCTGCAACAGGAATGCGCCGCCGCCGACGTCAAGCACAGCACCTTGCTGCGCACGTTGGCCAAGGGGTGGCTGGCCGACCGCAAGGATAGCCGCCGCCAGCAGCAAACGGAACGGCCGACCTATGGCCAGAACATGGCCATGCTGCTGCCCGGCCGCGCCGCACGCCCGCAGCTGCGCATGCGTCTTTGAGGCCGGGGTGTGGGATGTCGAACTGCTTATTTAAGGAACGCCACATGCAAGACCAGGCCAACAGGCCGGATCCGGAGACGAAGATTCTGGACCGCGCACGAATCTGGCGCCGGAAAGACCGGATCGCCATTGCAGACAAGACCAACCGCGTCAAAGGACGCGAGGAATACAACGCGCGTCAGCAGCTGCGTGACGCGATCGACCAGGCGCAGGCACCGGCTGCGGAGTGCCCGCCATGACGACCACCAGCGACGTGCTCGAGGCGCCGGCCCGGCCGGTGCTGCGCTACCACGGCGGCAAGTTCCGCCTGGCGCCGTGGATCCTTTCGTTCTTCCCCCGCCACACCGTCTACGTCGAGCCATTCGGCGGCGCGGCGTCCGTGCTGCTGCAAAAACCGCGCGTCGGCGCCGAGTGCTACAACGACCTGGACTCGACCATCGTCAACCTCTTCCGCATCCTGCGGGATCCAGAGCGCGCGCTCGAGCTGCAGCACCTGGTGGAGCTGACCCCGTTCGCGCGCGACGAATTCGACTGGGCCTATGAGCCGGCCGCCAGCGACATGGACCTGGCCCACAAGACCATCATCAAGTCCTTCATGGGCCACGGCTCCGACTCGGCCACCCGCAGTTGCCGCACCGGGTTTCGATCGAAGCTGACCGACGGCCGCGTGCTGCCGGCCGTGGAGTACTCCACCTGGCCGCAGGCCATCCCCGCGTTCACGCGCCGGCTGCGCGGCGTGCTCATCGAGAACCGCAACGCGATCGAGGTCGTCGAGCGTATGGATTCGGCGTCGACCCTGATCTATGCCGACCCACCCTACTGCCACAGCACCAGGTCGGCAATCATGGGGCGGTCATCCGGAACACATGGATACCGCCACGAGATGACCGACGACGACCACCGCGCGCTGGCCGCAGTACTGCACAAGGCTAAAGGCATGGTCGTGCTGTCCGGGTACCCCAGCGCGTTGTATGACGAGGAACTGTATCCGGACTGGATCCGCCACGAACGCCGGCACATGGCTGATGGCGCCAAGGTGCGCATGGAAGTGGTCTGGTTGAACCCGGCCTGCGCGATCGCTCTTGATCAACAGCGCGCACAAATGGGAATGTTCCCATGAATTTCTACAAACGCCACATCGGCGACTACACCAAGAAGGCCGCTCACCTGACGCTGCTCGAGCACGGCATCTACGCGCGCCTGATGGACGTCTACTACACCCGCGAGGCCGGCATCCCCCAGGACAAGGCAGCACGCCTCATCGGGGCCAGGACGAAGGACGAGCAGCAGGCCCTGGCCAGCGTGCTGGAAGAGTTCTTCGACCTCGTCGACGGCGTGTGGCAGCAGAACCGCTGCGAGGAAGAAATCGCGGCAGCAAGCGCACAAGCCGACGCAAACCGAACCAACGGCAAAAAGGGTGGAAGGCCAAAGGGAAAGAAAACCGATTCGGAACCCGGAAATAACCCATTGGGTTTTGATTCGGATAGCGAAAAAAACCTTAGCCAGACTCCAGACTCCAGACTCCAGACAAAACCCTTGGCTGACAGCGCGTCTACTCAACCGGAGTTGGGCGCGCTGGAAGCTGTTGAGCACACCGCCCCAGCCCTGCTGAGCAAGGCAATGCGCGACACCGGGATCATGGCTCAGCCTGCCGACCCTCGCCTGATCGCCCTGGCTGCGCAGGGAGTGACGCCAGAGACCGTGGCCGCGGCCTGCCTGGAGGCTCGCCAGTCCAAGCCGAACGAGTCGATCGGCCCCGGCTACGTGTTCGCCATCCTCGAGCGCTGGGCCAAGGACGCCGCCTCGCTGCGAGCTGGCGGCGCCACGCAACCCCGCTCCACCACCCGCCAATCAGCCAACGACCGCGCCATCGAATGGGCCGCAGGTCTCACCGGAAGGAACCGCAATGAACGCGATGACGCACCCGAATTCGTCGACATCAACCCCGCTCCAGGCGTGGGTTGAGAAGCTGCTGCAGTACATGCTCGCCTGCTACGGGAAGCGCTTCACGGACCAGTGGTGCATGGTCGAGCAGCGCGACATCGTCGAGGTGTGGGCGGAAGAGCTGCAAGGCCTCACGCGCGCCGAGCTGAAGACCGGCAAGGAAGCGCTGGCTGATCGCCCGTTCCCGCCGACGCTGCCCGAGTTCAAGCGCCTGTGCAAACCGCCGGTCGACCCGCTGAAGGCGTACTACGAGGCCGTAGCCGGCGTGCAGGCCCGAGTGAACGGCGAGATGGGCGAGTGGTCGCATCCGGCGATCTACTGGGCCACCGTGCCGCTGGGCGTCGAGCTGCGCGAGCAGACCCACACCCAGGTCCGGTCCCGCTGGGAGGCCGCGTTGGCGCAGCAGTTGGCCAAGAGCGAATGGCCTGCGATCCCGCAGCCGATGCTCGCGCTGGTCGCGCCCGGCAAGTCGACCACCAGCACGGAGAAGGCGCGCACCGCGATCAAGCAGGCCGCCGACCAGGTCATGCGCAGCTTCGCCAGCACCGACTGGGCCAAGAAGCTCCTGGAGCGGCACCAGGCCGGCGAGCAGCTGACGCCCACCCAGTTGCTGTTCGCACGACAGGCACTCGGCCAGGCATGAACCGCGAGCACCCGCCATGCTCCGCCTGCGCACGGTTCATTCCCGCAAAAGCGGGAACCGGCCACTGCGAGGGCAACGACAGGCCAGCGAATGCGGATGACCACCCGTGTCCGCTGTTCGTCGAGCGGGGATCGAGAGCCGCAAGGATGCTGGCCAAGAGCAGCCGGGAAGTGCTGGCTGAGCTGCAGCGGCGGTACCCGGCGAAGCAAGAGACCATTTCGCGCGCGAGCGCAACAACCCGTAGAACTTAGGAGAAAAGCAACATGGGCATGTACTACAAGGCAAAGCTGATCGTCGGCTTACCGCAGGACGAGCTCGAGATCGATGACGAGGACATCCTCGACGACATGGATCGCGCATGCGGCTACTACGACTGCGATTCGGACGCCCGGATCCTGGGCGTGACCGTCGCCAGCAGCGAAGACTACTCGGCCACCGAGATCGCTCTCGACTCGGCCAAGGTCGATGCGGCCAAGGCGAAGTTCCGCGAGCTCACCGGGCAGGAGGGGAAGCTGTACCTGTCGCCGCACGGCTACTGATCGCCACCACCCGCCCGGCCAGCCCGGGCAACAACAACGACAAGGGAGAACCTGAACGATGATGACCACCTTCACGATACCCGGCCAGCCCGTGGCCAAGGGCCGCCCCAAGTTCGCCCGCCGCGGTGCGCACGTCGTCGCCTACACGCCCGAGAAGACGGCCAGCTACGAGAACCTGGTCAAGCTGGCGGCCAGCACGGCGATGCGCGGCATCGAGCCCACGGCCCGCCCGATCGCGCTCCAGGTGACGCTGAACTTGCAAGTGCCGGCCAGCTGGTCGAACAAGCGCCGCGCGGCCGCCGTCGCCGGCACCATCTGCGCCACCAAGAAGCCCGACGCCGACAACGTGCTCAAGGGGATCAAGGACGGCTGCAACGGCATCGTGTGGAAGGACGACGCCCAGGTGGTCGACATCCGGCTGCAGAAGCGCTACAGCGACGCGCCGTGCGCGATCGTGCATGTGATCGAGGTTGCTGGGGAGGCGGCATGACAACGCTCGCCAACAAAACAGACGGGGAGCTGGCCGCCGACGCACGCATGCTGGTGGCCGAGCTGAGCAAGGTGTGTGTCGAGCTGAGCAAGCGCGGCATCGAGGTCAACACCCTCAACTACGAGGGCGGCGAGCTCAAGGTCCACAGCATTGAGCGCATCACCAAGGAGGTTCTGTGATCTGGCTCTTCTTCGAAGAAATGGCCGCCGGCTGGGCTGCGTCGACCGCGCGCGACGAGGCCGGTGCTGCGCGCGCCACCACCAGGGCGCAGGCCTACAAAGGGCCGCTGCGCCGGCGCGATGACGCGATCGACGTTGAGGCGCGCGTTGTGCCGGATGCGCCGCTGCTGGAGGCTGAGCCTTGAGCGCCGAAATCCTCGACTTCAACGGTGTCACGTCGCTCGACATTGATCCGGACCGCGTGCTGACCAAGGCTGTCGGCAAGATGCAGGGCGTGGTCGTGCTGGGCTACGACCAGGATGGCGACTTCTACTTCGCCAGTAGCTTTTCCGATGGCGGCGATGTGGTGTGGCTCTTCGAGGTCGCGAAGAAAAAACTGTTGGAGGCCGCATCTTGACTGAACGCCGCACCACGATCGGCCTGAACTGGCGCCCGGCAGGCCAGCCTGCGCGCCGCTACGACGATTTCGCCGAGATCGCCTACGAGAAGCCGCCAACGCCGGAAGCAGCGCCTGAGCGCCAGGTCGAGCGCCGCAGCATAGGCCGCCGCCTGGAGAACTGGGGAGCCTGGGCCAACGCTGGGCCAACCCGCGGCGGCGGCGCCGACTGCATGACCGGCGTCATCTGCGACAGCATGCGCAGGAACGCTGTAGGCGAGCTGCACCCGCCTGGCCCGGTGAACGACCGTATCGACATCCCGGACGCCGAGACGATCAACCGCTCGATCACGAAGATCCCGGAGATTCACCGCTGGGTGCTGCACTGGACCTACGTGGTCTGCGCGAAGCCCTGGGGCGTGGCTGGCGCCTGCGGCTTCCCCACGCGCGAGTACGGCGTGCGACTGGGCGACGCTCAGGCCGCCATCGAGGGGGTCGTCGGCGGGGTTGGCGATCGCCGGTAGGATAGAATCGATGCTCGAAAGACCAACGGAGAGGCGGAGATGAGCATATTCGGAGAACGCAGGGCGCAGGGATCGTACGAGGATGCTCGCTGGCAGCAATCGCAGGGCCAGCAGTACGGCTCGTTGCACGCCTGCGGCACCTGTAAACGTGAAATCTGGCCGGCCAACTCACTACCAGGTATTACCTACCGCAGCGAAAACTATTGCTCCTGCGTGCGAGTCCAGAGTCCGCAAGAAAAACGATGAACTACGACGAGAGCCAGGACGACCTGGACGAGCTGCCGGCGCGACCGCGCAAGGAAATCCCGGAGTCGGACTTTGAGCTGCTTGTGCTGGCCGCACGCGCAATTAATGCCGACTTCGAGGAGGTAGACGGCGAAGGCTACGGGAATCTGCACTTCCCGGGGGGGCTCGGTCGTCAATGCCTGGAACCCACTGCTGTTCAGCGGCGATGCCCTGGACCTTGCAGTGCGCCTGCGTATGAAAATCGGCTTCGAGCCCGAAGGCATGGTATCCGCGAACGACACCTGCTCCGAACCGTTGGGCGACGATCAGACCGTCGCCACATGCCGCGCCATCGTCCGTGCTGCTGCCGAAATAATACGCTTCAATAAGTTCCTCAACGAAAGTTATTGACAACAGGAAAACTCAGCAGTAAATTCCTGTTCACAACATTTTCCGATCGGACAGCAGTGGTTTGCCTGGTGGCAGACCTTGCCACATCCGAACAATAGAAGCCCCGCGATCAGCAATGACGTGGGGCTTTTTGCTTTCCGCTCCCCGGACATGGAGGCAATCATGTAACCGCTGCCCGCCCCCTCGTAGATGAACGAAGCGCAGCGCGTCGGCACCGCTGCATCCAATCCGTATCTGAGCGTCGTTGCCAGAACCCTGCCTGATGGGAGCTTCTGACAGCCGGGAACAGCACCGGCACCAATTCGGCGAAAGCCACCAGCGCATTGGGTGCGCAAGCCGCGGGCCTTGAATGGCTTCGCGCGGCTCGCCTCACCCGCCGACTGGCCGGACGTAAGCGGCTCATTCTCTCCAGCCCTGGTTGAAAGCCGGGGTTTTGCCCGCCGCGTGCGGGCGTTTTTATTCCAAGGCCATGACGAACACCACCTATACCCCCGAACTGGCCGCCAAGTTCTGCGCCGCCATCTCGGACGGTGGCTCGCTGCGGTCTGTGTGCAGCCGCGCCGGCATGCCCAGCAAAGCCACCGTGTTCCGCTGGCTCGGCGCGAACCCCGACTTCGTCACCATGTACGAAAAGGCAACCGACGAGCGCGCCGACGCGCACATCGACGAGATCGTCGACATCGCCGACAACTGCAAGGCCGACAAGGACTCGATCCGGAAGGCCAAGCTGCGCATTGACGCGCGCGTCGAGCAGGCCCAGCGCATGAAGCCGCGCAAGTACGGCCGGCAGCTGCAGCTCACCGGCGAAGGCGGCGGCGCCGTGCACCACAAGGTCCAGATGATGACGGACGAAGAACTGGACGCGGAGATCGCGAAGGCCACCGCGGCGACCCATGACGGCCACGAGTAGGGCCGAGAAGGAAAAGCTGCTGGCCCTGCTCGAGGAGAAGCGGCGCCGGGCCCATGTGTACCGGTACCGCGCGCTCTACAGCCAGCTCTACGCATGGCAGCGCGAGTTCAACGCCAACACCGCCAACTACAGCCAGGTGTGCCTGATCGCTGCAAACCGGATTGGCAAGACCTACACCGGCACCTACCTGGACGCGATCCACGCCCTGGGCGACTATCCGGACGACTGGGAGGGCCACACCTTCGGGCACGCCCCGCTGATCTGGTGCCTGGGCTATTCGGGCGAGAAGACGCGCGACCTGCTGCAGGAGCCGATCATCGGCCGCAAGGACGGCAGCAAGTTCTCCGGCGGCCTGATCCCGCCCGAGCACATCAAGGGCTATGAGGCGATGTCCGGCACGCCGAACGCGCTGCGCACCGTGTACGTCCGCCAGATTGGCGGCGGCGACATCCAGGCCAGCGACGCCGCCATCCAGTTCTGGTCCTACTCCCAGGGCCAGCACGCCCTGATGGGCGACAGCGTCGACTGGTACCACATCGACGAAGAGCCGCGCGACCCGAACATCTTCCCCCAGGTGCTGGTGCGAACCGCAACCGGCGACAAGGGCCAGGGCGGCCGCGGCATCCTGACATTCACCCCGGAGAACGGCCGCACCGACCTGGTCATCCAGTTCATGGACACGCCGTCGCCGGCCCAGATCTGCATGCAAAAGGGCTGGGACGATGCGCCCCACCTTAGCGAGAAGGCCAAGGCTGACCTGCTGGCCAGCTTCCCGGTGCACCAACGCGAAATGCGTACGAAAGGAGTTCCGATGCTTGGTCACGGACGAATCTACGACCTGGCCGAGGATACGATCACCTGCGAGCCGTTCGACATCCCGAAACACTTCCGCGTCATCGACGGCATGGACTTCGGCTGGGATCACCCGCAGGCGCAGGTGCAGCTGGTGTTCGATCCGGAAGGCGACATGTTCTATGTCACGAAGGCCTGGAAGAAGGCGCTGACAAAGCCGATCGAGGCTTGGGGCGCCGTGAAGTCGTGGGCCAAGGATGTGCCCACCGCCTGGCCTCACGATGGTCTGCAGCACGAAAAGGGCAGCGCAAAGCAGCAGAAGGCCTATTACGAGGAAGCCGGTTTCAAGATGCTGCTCGAGCAGGCCACCTGGCCGGACGGCGGCAACGGCGTCGAGGCCGGCCTGTTCGAACTGCGCGACCTGATGCTCAGCGGACGCTTCAAGGTGTTCGCCGGCCTGCGTGACTGGTTCGACGAGTTCCTGCAGTACCACCGCAAGGAGACGGGCGAGATCAGTAAGACGCGCGACGACTTGCTGGACGCCACGCGCTACGCCTACATGATGCGGCGCCACGCGATCGCATACGGCGACATCGGCAGGCCATGGGGCGGCTCCCTCAACTACAGATCACTCGGAAGCACCTGATGGCAAAAATGACAGACGACCAGCTGCGCGCGCTCACCGACGCGGAGATGCAGGACGCCAGCGCCGAAGCCGGCTATGGAGGCCTATTGGCCGCGGCGCGCGCCAAGGCCGAATACTATTTTCAAGGCATCCCCAAGGGCGACCTGGCGCCGCCGGAGATCGAGGGCCGCTCGTCGGTCGTCGACACCACCGTGGCGAACACAGTCCTGGGCATGCACGGCCCGCTGATGAAGATCTTCTGCGGTACCGATCACGTGGTGGAGTTCGAAGCCACACATCCGGACGACGAGCCGAAGGCCAAGCAGGCGACAGAATACCTGAACCACCTGCTGCGGAAGAAGAACCCGGGTTACATGATCATCTACACCTGGATCTTCGATGCGCTGAAGTCGAAGGTCGGCTTCATCAAGGTGTGGTGGGACGATGCGCCGGTCGAGACGACCGAGGAATACCGTGGCCAGACCGACGTGCAGCTGGCCATCCTGCTGGACGACGCCGAGATCGAGGTCACCGGCCAGCGGTCATACCCGGACGAGGATGCGGCCAAGCAGCGGGAGCAGATGCTCCAGCAGGCCGCGCAGCAGCTGACCCAGATGGCCGCAGGCGACCCGAACCAGTACGCCCAGGCCCAGCAGCAGTTCGCCGCGATGCAGGCGCAGCCGGTGCCAATGCTCTACGACGTCACCGTCAAGATCACCCGCAAGGGCGGCCGGCTGTGCATCGAGAACATCCCGCCCGACGAGATGATGGTCTCGCGCAGCTGCAAGGACATCGACGACAACACCTTCAAGGGCCACCGCGTGCGCCGCACCGTCGGCTACCTCAAGGAGCGCGACTACGACGTGGAGGGCCTGAGCTTCGACGACCCAGCCGAGACGCAGGAAGCGCGCGAGCGCGATGTGTTCGGGCTGCAGTCGCAGTTGATCGCCCCGGCCGAGGCCCAGGACGAAGATTCGCGCTTGGTCTGGCTGGAAGAGTGCTACGTGTACGCCGACCTCGATGGCGACGGCCCTGCCCTGTTCAAGGTCATGCGCGCTGGCGGCAAGATCCTCGATCGCGAGAAGGTGGACGCCAATCCGTTCGTGGACCTGGCCTCGATCCCGCTGCCGCACCAGTTCTTCGGCTGGTCGCCGGCCGACTTGGCCATGCCTCACCAGAAGCTGAAAACGAGCCTCAAGCGCTCGGTGCTGGACAATCTCTACCTGCAGGTGAATGGCCGCTACTTCGCGGTGGCTGACCAGGTCAACATCGACGACCTGCTCAACAGCCGCCCGGGTGGCGTGGTCCGCATCAAGCAGGCCGGCGCCGTCGGGCGACTCGACCAGGGCACCGGCGACATCGGCAGCGCGATGACCATGATGGAAGCCGCCGAGCGCGACGCCGAGGAGGCCACCGGCTACACCCGGCAGAGCCAAGGCGGCGGCATGCAGGTGGCGCAGACGGCGACGCAGTCGAACATCCTGACCAACCGGGCCGACGAGCGCCTGGAGCTGGTGGCGCGCACGATGGCTGAAACCGGCTTCGCGCGGCTCTTCAAGAAGATGCTGCGCTTGGTCACCCAGTACCAGAACAAGGCCGACCAGGTGAAGCTGTCCGGCGGCTGGGCCAACATCGATCCGCGCGAGTGGACGAACCAGTTTGACCTGACCCCCAACGTGGGCCTGGGCACCGGCAACAAGGACCAGTTGATCCAGCACCTGACCGTGCTGGGCCAGAAGCAGGTGCAGGCGCTGCAAATCGGCTACGCCACGCCCGAGAACCTGTTTGCCACCGACAAGAAGCTGGCCGAGGCCCTGGGCTTCCGCGATGCCGACCGGTTCTTCACGGACCCGAGCAAGATGCCGACAAAGCAACCCCAGCAGGACCCGGCGGTGGTGAAAGCGCAGTTGGACGACCAGGCGCATCAGCGCGAAATGCAATACAAGGCGCAGGCCGCAGAGGCCGACCGCCAGGCGGCGATGCAGACGGCGCAGATCAACGCCCAGGTGCAGATGCAGGTCGACCGCAACCGCCAGGAGCTGGAAGCCCAGCAGCAGCAGTTGAAGGCCGAGCACGAACAGAACCTGGCCGCCATCCGCGAGCAGCACGCGCACGAACAGCAGCTGGCCCGCCTGGACCTGCAGCGCGAACAGATGGCCTTCGAGAAGTACAAGGTCGACCTGCAAGCGCAGACCGCGATCGTGACCGCCCAAATCTCGGCAAGGCAGCAAGGCGACGCCGACCTGGCTGCCGCCGAGGAAGCCGCCAACCAAGGAGCCGCAGATGGAAACGCTTGACCAACGCATCACCCAGGGCGAGCAGGCCCGCCAGGTGCTGGACAACCCGGCCTTCATCAAGGCCTTCGACGATATCGAACAGGAGCACGTAGAAGCATGGAAAAACTCGCCAGCCCGCGACCCCGAAGGGCGCGAAACGCTGTGGATGACGGTCAAGCTGCTGCACAAGCTGCGCTCGACGCTGGAAGCGGCGATGACGGACGGGAAGCTGGCCAACCTGGAGCGGGAGCACGAAGCGAAGATGTTGGCCCGGGACCGGGCGGAGGGGATCCGGCTGTGATGGCCGCCCTGCCGCAGCCCGGCCGCGTGCGCGACTGGCTGGATGTGATTGAAGCCGCGCGCGCCGATGCGCGCTTGGCCACCCGCGTCTGGTACCCGGAGCCGCGCGGCGAACTGCTCGACATCGGCAACGGCATCAATGCCGTGGTCCTCATCGGCGCGCCCGCCTACCAGGTCTCTACTGGCGAAATCGTCAACATCGAAGGATAACGAATGCACCCGAAATACTGGAAATTCCCCGGCGCGGCCTACCGCAACGCCGACAACGGCGACGGCAACCAGAACGCCGGCGGCGGCTCGCTCGATGCGTTCAGCGCGGCCAGCGCCTTTGAATCGGTGCTGGACGACGAGCCAGCGCCTGCCGCGCAACCGGCCGCCGCTGCCGAGGCGGAGACCGAAGACCAGGCCGCCGAGCGCCTGGCGCGCGAGGAGGCCGAGGGCAACACCCCGGCCGATCCTGCCGCTGGCGACGCCCCGCAATCGTTCACGATCAAGGTCGACGGCAAGGACGTCACCCTGACCGCCGACGAGATGGCCGAGCACGTCAAGGCCGGCATGCGTCACCAGGACTACACGCGCAAGACCACCGAGGTGGCCGAGCAGCGTAAAGCCGCAGACGCCGAGATCACCCAGGCGCGCGCCAAGCGCGACGAATACGCGGTCAAGCTGGAGCAATTCTCCGGCCAAGCCAACTACGAGCTCAACGCCTTGCAGGCGCAGCTCACAGACGAACTGTTACAGACCGACCCGGTGGCATACCTGTCGACGCAACGCATCGTTGAGAAACGACACGCCGAGCTTCAACAGGCCCAGCGGGAGCTGCAGCAGATCAACGGTCAACGCCAAACCGAGGCGGCCGAAGCCCAGCGTCAGAACCTCCAGCAGCAGCACGAGCAACTCGTCGCCAAGCTGCCGGAGTGGAAAGACCCGGCCAAGGCCAAGGTGGAAGCGGCGAAGATCAAAGACTACTTGGCGACCCAGGGCTACGAGGCCGGCGATGCGGACTTCTCCGACCACCGCCAAATCGTCCTGGCCAACAAGGCGATGCAGTTCGACGCGCTCATGGAGCGTGCGCGCGGCGCCGCCAAGAAGGTCGCCGCAGCACCGCCGAAGGTCGAGCGCCCGGGCAACGCCGAGACGGCCAAGCCTGGCGACGGTCGCACCACCGCGATGAAGAACCTGCAAAAGTCCGGCTCGATCAACGATGCCGCTGCAGCTTTCACCGCATTCATGTAACCAATTTAGGAGCCTCAAATGGCCGCACCAACCAACACCTACCAGAGCACCGGCGCCGTCGGTAACCGCGAAGACCTGACCGACGTCATCTCGCGCATCTCGCCCTCGGAGACCCCCTTCCTGTCGATGATCGGCACCGGCAAGGCTACTAACACCCTTCACGAGTTCCAGACCCAGGCCCTGGCCGCGCCCGGCGACAATGCCCAAGCTGAGGGCGACGATGCCACCAACGTGGTCGTGATCCCGACCCAGCGCCTGCAGAACCGCACCCAGATCGCCAGCAAAACCGTCCAGGTGTCGGGCACCCAGGAAAAGACCGACAGTGCCGGCCGCAAGTCGGAAATGGCCTACCAGATGGCTCTGAAGTCGGCCGAGCTGAAGACCGACATCGAATTCGGCCTGACCCAGAATGCCGTCTCGGCTGCCGGCCCGCGCAAGTCGCGCGGCCTGGTCGGCTGGGTCGATTCCGCCAACGCCAACGGCGGCACCGGCTACGCGGCGCCGAACTACGTGACCAACGTCGCGCAGACCGATGGCACCACCCGCGCATTCACCGAATCGCTGCTGAAGGACGTGCTGCAAAAGTGCTACAGCTCGGGCGGCAACCCGAACGTGATCATGATGGGCCCGCTGCAGAAGCAGGCATTCTCGACCTTCACCGGCAACGCGCAGCGCCGCACCAACGCGGAAGACGAAAAGCTGTTCGCCTCGGTTGACGTGTACGTGTCCGATTTTGGCACCCTGCGCGCCGTCCCGAACCGCATCCAACGCGCACGCGACGTGCACGTGCTGGAAAGCGGCAAGTGGAAGATGGCCTGGTTCCGCCCGTACTTCACCCAGGACCTGGCAAAAACCGGCGACTCGATCCGCAAGCAGATCCTGTGCGAATACTCGCTGGAAGCCATCAACCCGAAGGCCAACGGCATCATCGCCGACGTCCAGTAATCCACCCCGCTGCAGCACAGACGGCCCTACGGGGCCGTTTTTCGTTTCTGCTGGAGAAAACATGACACTAAAAGCTTTCGCCCCGAGCGGCGACGACAGCGACACGCTGGCCGTTACGACCGCCTCGGCCCGGGCTCAGCTCGATCCGAATTCCAACGCCGTGCGTGTGGTGAACGACGGCACCGCTACCGCGTTCATCCAATTCGGTGACGCGAACGTCGTCGCCACCACCGCGAAGATGCCAATCCGGCCAGGCGCGTCCGAGACCTTCACCAAGGGCTCCGCCGGCTACGTCGCGGCGATCTGCGCGAGCGGCTCCACCACGCTCTACGTCACCTGCGGCGAGGGCCTGTGATGAAGCGCGTGATCATGCTCACCGCAGCCCTGCTGCTGGCCGCCTGTAGCGCCGCACCGGCCGTTGCCGGCCCGAACTCGCTGATCATCACCCAGCGCAACGACGCCGACACCGGCAACATTCTGCGCACGCTGGAAAACCCGGCTACCGACGGCATTCTGGTGTGGCGCAAGAGCACCCAGCGGCCTGCCTACATCACCCTCGGCTCGGGCTTTTCCGTCAGCGGCGGCATGCTCACGGTGTCCGGCGCGACTGGTCCACAAGGGCCTGCTGGCACCGCCGGCGCGGATGGCAAGTCCGCCTACCAGGTCGCAGTCGACACCGGCTATTCCGGAACCGTGGCCGCCTGGCTGGCATCGCTCAAGGGTGCGGATGGCGCCACGGGCGCCACCGGTGCCACCGGCAAGGACGGCAAGGACGGCTTGAGCATCACCGGCCCCGCTGGCCCAGCCGGCACGCCCGCACCGCCGTTCAACTTCGGTCTGCCGGTGGCGCGCACGCTCGCCGTGTCGACCGCCTACCAAGCGCTGGTTCCCGCGAAACCGGGAATCGTTACCGTCAGCCCGGTATGCACCGCAAGCCTGTCCCTGTCCGGTGGCGGCACGTGCACGCTGCAGGCGCGCATTGGCGCAGCCGGCCTGACCTGCTCCACCGGCACGGTGGTCGCCACCTGGGCGAATGGGAACACCGGCGCGCTGACGGTGGGCCTGGCCCTGAACCAGATCATCGGCAGCCCGTACGGCATCAACATGCCGACCGGTGCCTTTTTCGTGCTGTGCCCCACGGCCGGCACCTTCACCATCACCGCGGTCGACCAAACCGCTGGCTGATCCGAAAGAGCAAGCAATGAAACTCGACACCCGCATTTTCACGCAGGACGACAAGCTGGTTGTCGGCCGCTCGCAGGACTGCACGGCCATCCTCGAGGATGCCGTCCGCCGCCACAACGAAGGCCACCACGGCACCGCCGACGTCAAGCACGCTGCCCGCATCCCGAACGTGATCGTCGAGAAGTACTGCAACGACAACGGCATCAGCTTCCACGAATTCATGGGCGACGAGGTGCACATCAAGCGCCTGGTGCAGCACCCGGACAACAGCATGTTCCGCATCTGGAAAGGTAAATTTTGATGCAGGCATATCAAGAAAACATCTCGGCCAAGGTTAGCGGCGTACTGTCGCCTGTGCTGGGCGTGAAGGTCACTGTCGTCGACACCGCCACCGGAAACCCCGCGACCCTGTACAGCGACAACGGCGTTACCGGCATCCAGCAACCGCTGGTGACCGACGAAACCGGTTACTTCGGCTTCTACGCCGCCAATGGGCACTACAAGGTGTCGTTCAGCAGCGCCCAGATCACGCTGGCACCGCGCGTGGTGCAGCTCTATGACCCCGCCGACGACGCCCCGCTGACCCAGTCGCAGGCCGCCGCGGCGAGCGGCTCCTCGCGAATCGGCTACCAGCCAGCCGGCGGCGTGTCGCGCTCCATCGAGAACAAGCTGTTCGAGACCATCAGCATCCACGACTACGGCGGCCGCGACGACTTCAGCAACGCCGGCGGCACCGACAACGCGGTGGCGCTGGCCAAGGTGACCGCCGCTTTCCCGAATGGCTGCATCATCCGGTTCCCGAAGACCAACACGGGCATGTACGACTTCAAGAGCTACGGCGCCGGCAACCTGAACCTGTACACCTACGACGTCGAAGACGGCGTGACCCTGCGCTTTCCTGTGAACGCGATGATGGGCCAGAGCTTCAGCAAGTGGACCCGCGACACCGTTTGCTACTTCAAGGACCTGAACACCCGCTACACGATGAAGTCGAGCTTCCCGAGCACCGGGCAGGCACGGTTCCATCTGAACAAGACGCAGTACATGGGCCCGGGCGACCGCGACACTACTGTCGCCTCGGTGGTCGACCTGACGGCAGCCAGCATCGAGAAGTTCGACTGCGCGTGGCCCGACGGCCCGCTAACCGTGAGCAGCTCGATCACCACTACGAACAAGAAGGCCAGCATTGCGCTGGCCGCAGGTAACAACGGCATCAAAGGTATCGCCCTGCCGGCGTTCCCTGGCGCCGAGTATTCGTGCACGTTCGAGACGCCCGCGGGCTGGGATGGCTTCTACATCCTCGGCGCGCTGACGCAGAACGGCTTCGACGTCATGTACGAGGCGACGGCCCCCGGCACTGGCGCATCCCGTATGGTGAAGGAATTTGGCTCGCCAGCAGTGAACAGCGCAGTCAAGTTTCGTGGATCCGGCAACACCGCCTCGACCTGGGTAAAAAACAGCTATTGCACGGTGCGCTGCCTGACCAGCAACAGCTTTGAAGTCTTGGTCAATGGCGTAAGGCGCTACCGTGCCTGGTCGACCAATTCCGCCCTGCGCAGCGTCTTCATCGGCGCCGGTTTTGGCTCGGCGGCGGCCACCATCGGCGTGCGTGACGTCTTGCTGTCCCGCTCGAAGCTGACGGCCGGGCAGAAGCCGCTGAAGATCATGTCGGTCGGCGACTCGATCACCGACGGCCAGATCCACGGCAACTGGCCCAACTTCATGGCGCAGGCCCTGGAGGGCACGATGGGCATCCGCGTATCGCGCCTGGTCAACATCGCGGTGTCCGGCGCCAAGACCAGTGACCAATACGCCAGCCTGCTCACGGCCGACATCAGCGATATCGACGTGGCCGTGATCCTGATCGGCGTGAACGACATCCAGGCGCAGACCGACGTCGAGAATGATTTCATCTTCAACATCGGACGCATCCTCGACCGGTTCAATAACGCCGGCATACCGTGCGTGGTCGGCATTCCCACCATGTTCTATTCGCGTGCACTGGCGGCAGGGATCACGGGTTTTGCGACGCAGGGCGTTGATGCGCTGAACTACGACAGGGGCGGACTGTACCGAGGTCGCCTGGCGTACGAGGTGGCCAGCCGAAACCCGGTGATGAACCGCCTTTGCTCCAGCACGCTCGAGGATCTCGGCCCGGTGCTGGCTGACTGGCTCGCGGACGCGGAAGGCGTTGACTCCATCGTGGTCGACAACATCCACCCGACCAGCCACGCGCGCCGCCTGATCGGCTACGGGATCGCACGTTCGGTGGCCGGCCTGCTGGCGCCGCACACGTCGCGCGCCTACCCGCGCACCGGCATTCAGCCGTCGTGGTTCCTCAACAGCTGGTCGAACACCAACGGATCGGCCAGCTACGAGATCGACGAGGCCGGCACCCTGGGGCTGCGCGGGCTGATCGACAAGGGCGCGGGCTCGATCGCGGACGGCACCGACCTGTTCGTGCTGCCGCCGAACCTGCGACCCACGACCAGCATCACCTTGCCCTGCATCGTGACCGGCGCGGCGTTCAACGCGATTGCGCGCGTGCTGATCGACAACAACACGGGCAAGGCGACGCTGTTTGGCGCGCCGACGGGCACCACTGGCATCTACCTGGACAGCATTCATTACAAGCTGAACTGGTGACCAACATATAACGCGGGAAGAATATGGCCCTCATCGGCGTAACCATTGGCACAAACTCATCGCGCGACTACGACTGGCTGCGCGCCTCGGTCGGTAAGTGGCTGCATCGCACCGACCTGGCGGACCTCATCCCGGACTTCGTCATGCTGGCCGAAAAGCGCATCAACGGCATGCTCGAGGCGCGCGCGCAGGACCTGGCGGCGATTCTGACCACCGAGGCCGGGGTGTCCACCGTCGATCTGCCGCGCGACCTGAATGCAATTCACTCACTGTCGCTGCCTGTCTACGGCGACATCGACCACATGGACACGCGCACCTTCGAGCGCGTCTATGCGGCCAGCGGCGCCGGCGCGCCACGGCATTACGCCATCGTCGGCAACTCGCTGAGACTGGGCCCGGCGCCGGACGCGGTATATAGCATCGAATGCGTCTACCGTGCGGGGGTGCCAGCCCTGGCGGACAACGCCGGTACGAACTGGCTCATCGAGCAGCACGCGGAGATTTACCTGGCCGCGACGATGTGCGAGGCGCTGATCTATATCGGCAACGCCGAAAAGCTGGCCACCTGGGAAGCCAAGTACGGCGCCGCGGTGACCGCCCTGAACTCGACCGACTCGGAAGTCGCCGGCCCGCTGGTGGTGCGCACCGATTCCAGCAAACCGTAAGGACACAACATGGCTGTAGAAAATGTCACCTATGTGGGCGACCTCGATCCACTGCGTCCGGATGGCGCCTCGCCGAAAAATGAGGGCGACGATCACCTCCGCAATCTCAAAAAGGCGATCTCGAACAGCTTCGCCGGCTTCGTGGGCGCTGTGATGGTCACCGGCGTCGACGCCGGTCCGGCCAACGCCTATACCCTGGCCCCGGCCGACCAGCTGCCTGGCTACGTCGCGCGCATGCTCGCCGTGTTCGTGCCGACCGTCAGCAATACAGGCCCGTCCACCCTGAACATCTCGGGGCTCGGTGCCAAGCCGATCCTCTCGGTGTCGGGCGCGCCGCTGGTGGCTGGCGACCTGACGGCGGGCCGGTTCTACTCCGTCTTCTACGACGGCGCGGCCTTCCGCCTCGACAACGTCACGCAGAACTACGTCGACCAGCTGGTGATCAGCGGCTCGGTGCCAGGCGTGAAGGACCCGGCCAACGCCGGCAAGGTCTTCGGCTCGACCGGCTCGGCCGGCCAGTGGGTTGCCCTCGACGGGCGCGGCGACCCATCCCTCAGCAAGGGCAACAGCGGCACCTCGCCGCAGGTCGTTGACTACCGGGATGGCGAAGGTCAGACGATCATGGCAACCGGGGCATTCACGCTGTCGGCAGCAGGCTTCCCCTCCGGCCGCTTCGCGTCGGTCCTGGTGCGCGGCTTCGCTCTGGGCGCCTACTCGATCATCACCAGTGGCATTACCTGGGTGAAGACGGACGGCACGACCACGAGCAACTTCAGCGCGTCGGGCATCACGTTCCCGAGCGTCGGCGAAGCCTTCTTCGCCCTGTTTTCCTACGGTGACGGGACGATTTACGGGAAGGCCGCATGAACCCGGCCACGCAGGCAGTGATTTGTGGCCGGCGCCGCCAGCAGGTCACCGAGACCTTCATGACCAATGCGGGCTGGGCGGCGCCTATCACGACCAGTCGCATCGAAAACGCTTCGGGAAAGGGGGTGGCTGGGGCCGCAGGCACGCCGGCAACTCCGGTGCAGAAGACCGAATACCAGTACGGCTTTTATAAAAAGTCGGGCGGCATTGACTACGAAACGGCAGTCGTCGACGGCTGGCCGAAAGGCTCGTCGTACTACTGCGATCCATACAGGGCCTTCGACAACAATCCGGATTACAGCGGCTATTACGTCTGCTACCGACCGTACACGGATTACGTCGGCGGATCCGGTCCCACCACTGGCGCCGCCGCAACCGCATTCGGCCAGGACTTCCCGGGAGGGACCGGCGGGCCGGCGCAGACAACCAGCATCAACAACATCGCGATCACGCCGGGGGCGACCTACACCATCGTGGTGCCGGCAGGTGGTTCGCTGACGATCACCTACTTCAAGTGAGGGCGCATGCCAAACATCAGGTTCGACAAGGTCGGCGCCGTCGGCGTGATCAAGGACATTTCGCCGGCTGAGCTGCCGGCTGGAGCGTGGTCGGACGCGCAGAACATCCGGTTCCAGGATGGCGCAGCACTCCAGTTCCTCGGGCATGGTCAGGTGTACCTGTCGCCGTCCGAGGCTCCGCAGTACCTGCTGCAGGCCAACGTGGCCGGCGCCCGGTACTGGCTGTACGCCACAGCCGGCAAGCAGTTCGCAGCATCCAACGCCTCTGGCGCCTCGGTGCACACGAACATCACCCACGCGACCCCGCGCACCGGCACAGTCAACGCTTGGTCCGGCTGCGTGTTCGGCGGCGTGCCGGTGCTGAACGCGGGCGACGGCAAGCCGCCCATGTATTGGGACCAGAACCTGACCCACAAATTTGTCGATCTGCCAGCCTGGCCGGCGGGCGCGTCCTGCAAGGTGCTCCGCCAGTACAAGAACTTGCTGATCGCGCTAAGCGTCACGAAGGGCGCGACGCCCTACCCCTTCATGGTGAAATGGTCGTCGCTGGCCGTCGCGGGATCGCTGCCGGCCACCTGGAACGAGGCGGACGCCACGCAGGACGCCGGCGAGTTCGACCTGGCCGAGGGACAGGATCCCATCGTCGATGGTCTGGGCCTGAAGGACAGCTTCATCGTCTACAAGGAAAGCAGCACCTGGGCAATCGACTACATCGGCGGCCAGTTCATCCTGAAGAGCCGCAAGGTGTCGGGCATGAGCGGGCTGCTGAACATGAACTGCGCGGTCGACTTCGACAGCGGCATGCAGAACATGCACTTTGCGGTGACCGGCAGCGACATCGTGATCCACGACGGCTTTTCCGCCCAGTCGGTGCTGAGCAAGAAGGCGCGCCGCTTCTTTTTCCAGGACATCGACGTGGCCAACAAGGGCAAGGTGTTCGTCTTCAAGAACCCGTTCCTGAACGAGATTTTCGTCTGCTACCCAACGATTGGCTCGACCTGGTGCGATACCGCGCTGGTCTACAACTACGGCGACGGAACGGTCAGCTTCCGGTCCCTGCCCAACGTGACGCACGCGGCCTATGGCCCGGTGGACAACTCGCTGGCCGGCAACTGGAATCAGGACAGCGCGCCGTGGGACACCGACCTGACGGCCTGGAACGGGCCGGATTACACGCCCGATACCGCTCGCGTGATGATGGGCAGCGCCGACGTCAAGCTGCTGCTGCTCGATGCGTCGGCCAGCTTCGATGGCGCGCTGCCCGACGCTTTCCTCGAGCGCCGCGGCCTGGCTTTCGACGCGCCCGAGCGGATCAAGGAAATCAGCGGCGTGCGCCCGCGCATCACCGGCAACCGCGGCGGCACCGTGGTCGTGCGCCTGGGCTATGCCGACGGTCCGGACGACGATCCCACCTGGGCGCCGCCGCTGACATTCACCATCGGGAGCACGCTCAAGCTCGACCAGTTCGTGTCCGGCCGCTACCTGGCGATCCGCTTCGAAACCGGCACCGCATTCAGCTGGAAGCTGGACGGCTTCGCGCTGACCGTCAACGACGCAGGGGAATTCTGATGCGATCGATCAGCAGCAGCACCGCCAGCTACCAGCCCGGCGACCCGCCAGCGGACCCGGCGCAAATGCAGCGCTTCCTGCGCGAAGAGCTGGCGAGGATCAAGGCGGCCTACGACGTGCTGGCTGCCGGTTACGCACCGGTCACCTACATGCCGCCGGCGAAACCGCGCATGGGCATGACCCGCTACGCGGATGGCGTCCAGTGGGACCCCGGCAGCGGCGAGGGCTTCTATTACTACAACAGCCACGGCGTATGGACGCCGTTCGGCTAACCTGAAAGGAATGACATGGGACTCCTCAGTAGCATCGCAAGCATCGCGGCACCTATCGCCGGCACCATCTTCGGCGGTCCAGTGGGCGGCGCAATCGGCGGCGCCATCGGCGGCTTGCTCGGCTCGAAGGACGCGCCGTCGTCGGCGACCGCCACCAGTCAGCAAAAGCTGGACCCGCGTATCGATGGCATGCTGTTCGGCCAGAACGGCTCGCAGGGCCTGCTCAGCCAGTACCAGGGCATGTTGAACACGCCGCAGTCGCAGGCGCTCCAGGGCTACGGCACGGCAGCCGGCAACTACCTGACCAACAACGGCGCCGCCGACATGGACGCGATCCGCAGCGCGGCTGGCGGCCTGCTGAGCCCGAACGGCACCCCGACCACCAGCCCATCGGCCTGGGCCGTCGGCAACCAGGTGCAGGCGCCCAGTCAGAACAATATCGACCTGACCAGCTCGTATAACAACCTGCTGAGCGGCGGCAACACCGCTGCGCTCGACAAGTCGCTGCAAAGCGCGGTCGACCTGACCAGCCAGGCGTTCCAGAAAAACCAGACCGATCTGACGAATAACCTGCAGCGTAATATCCTGCCGGGTATCCGCAGCAACTCGGTGCTGGCGGGCCAGTACGGCGGCAGCCGCCAAGGTGTGGCGGAAGGTCTCGCGCTGAGCGACTACACGAACCAGCTTACCAACGCGAACACCACGCTGGGCATGGCCAACAGCGCGAACACCACCGCGCAACAGGCGCAGGCATACCAGCAGGGGCAGGACCGCGCGCTGGCGGCGACGCAGGGCCTTGGCGCCCAGCAGTACGGCGTGGCCAGCCAGAACGCCAACACGAAGAATCAAGCCGAGTTCATGAACGTCGGCAACGTGCAGCAATCGAATCTGGCGAACCAGGGCGCGCAGCTCCAGACCAACGCGCAGAACAACAGCGCAGCGCTCGGCGGCGCCGGCCTGCTGGCCGGCCAAAGCAGTGCGGCATACGGCGCGGCGACTGCTGACCAGAACTACGGCATCAACCGTGCGACCCAGGTGAACGGGCTGCTGGCGCCGTACCTGAACGCGAATGGCTCCAGCTCCACCACGCAACCGCTGTACCAGAACACCGGAAACAACGTGCTGGGCGGCGCGCTGGCTGGCGGCCAGTTGGCTGGCATGTTCGGCGGTATGGGCAGCTCGCCCGGCTCGAGCTCGGTGTCGGCCGGCACGGCGGGGAACTTGCTGAGCGCGCAGGATCTCGGCAATCAGCCCGTCAACACCGGCCTGCTGTCGAACGCATTCAATTTCAAATTCTAAAGGGAAGCCATGCCAGGATTGCTCGACTTCTTCAACCCGCAGGACCCCGCCAAGCAGCAGGGGCTGCTGTCCGCCGCCGCCGCCCTGCTCCAGGCCGGCGGCCCAAGCCGCCTGCCAATCTCGACCGCCCAGGGCATCGGCGCGGCGCTCGGCGCCTACCAGCAGGGCACGCAGGACTACCAGGACCGTGATCTGCGCAACCGCGCGCTGGGCCAGTCCTTCGAGATCAACGACATCAAGCTGCAGGACGCGAAAAGCGATCTCGCGAACCAGCAGCTGGTACGTGAGCGAGATGCGCGCGTGGCTGCGCGTGTAGCCAAGGCCAACAGTGCGCAACAGCCGGCACAGCCCGGCCAGCAGACTCCCGCAACCTCGGTGATGTACGGCGGCAGCGCGGTACCCACCCCCGGCATGCCTGATTGGATGCGACCGTTCCAGCAGCAACCCACCGCGCCAGCAGGACAAGCCGGCGCGCCGCGCGCGAACATGACCGACGCGGTCGTGCAGCGGATGATGGTAGAGGCCCAGGCGCGCGCTGATGAGGGCGATGCCAATGGAGCGGCTAAACTCATTTCGGACATCCAAAAGCTGCGACCAAAATTCAACACTACGCTTCAGAAGGCGATCGGAGTAGACGGTAAGCTGCATTACTATCAAGCCTCGGACGATGGCTCGCCTCCGCAGGAGCTAGCACTTGGCGTTGCCCCGGACCTCACCGAGGTGGACCTGGGCGGCACGAAGCAGTTTGTGGACAAGAATGCGGTGGCGCCGGGCCAGGTCTTCAAGAAGACGATGACATTCGCCGACCAGCAATCTGCTGCGCGCCTCGCGTTCGACAAGTCGCAGGCGAGTAGTGGCGACGACGCGTCCAGCTTCACCGCGCAGGCGATCGACAACGCGGCAGCGCGCTACAACACTGACGGCTCACTGCCGCCGATGGGAATGGGCGCAGCGGCCGCAACTGGTCGCACGAAGATTCTTAACCGGGCGGCCGAGCTGAAAGCCGGTGTCGATCCTGTTCAGCAGCGCCTTGACCAACTGAACAACAAAGGCGATGTCGCCGCGCGCAACGCCGCAGTGCGCTCGTTCGGTGTCGGCAAGGATGGCCAGGCCGTCCAGTCTGCGAATACGGCGCTGAACCACCTGGACACGATCCGTCAGCTGGCAATCGCGCAGAAGAGCGGCGACGTCCGCGCGTTCAACCAGGTCGCCCGCTCGCTGGGCGCCCAGTTCGGCCAGACCGCGCCGACGAACCTGAACGCCGCGCTGATCATGGTCGCGCCGGAGGTATCGAAAGCGGTCATCGGCGCCGGCGGCACCGGCCACGAGCGCGACGAGGCAATCAAGGCGCTCAACCCGAATGGTTCGCCAGACCAGATCATCAGCGGTACCGGCGTTATGCAGGAGCTGTTCGGTGGCCGCCTGACGGAGGCGAAGCGGACCTACGAGCGCACGACCAAGCTGAAGGATTTCGACTCGACCATGCTTTCTCCAGCCGCCCAGGCAGTCTTGAGCCGCGCGGAACAACACACCAGCTCGGGAGCGGGTGCGCCAGGCCCGGCCGCCAGTAAGGTGGCGACGCTGTCCGACATCGCTGCTACCGCCCGCGCAAGCGGCCGCAGCACCGCAGAAGTAACCGCCGCCCTTCGCGCCAAGGGCTACACTATTGGAGGCCAGTAATGCCAGGACGAGACCTTTCCGCCGAACTGTTCGGTAGTGCGCCGACGACCCCTGCCAAGGGCCGCGACCTCTCCGCCGACCTCGATGCGAGCGCAGGTGCCGACACGCTGTCTACCGTCGGCGCCCTCGGCGCTGGCTTAGGCCGCGGCTTTGGCTCGACCCTCCTGACCCTGCAGCAGTACCTCGGCAAGGGCGTATCGGCCGTGGCGCCGGATAGCTCGATGGTCGGCAAGGCCGCCAAGTGGCTGACCGACGACGCAGTGAGCGGCAAGCAGAAGCTGGCCGCCGAGCTGGCGCCGTACGAGAGGGCTCACCCGATCGCGTCTGGTCTTGGCGACCTGGGCGGCGGAATCGCCGCAACGTGGCCAGTCGGCGGCGTCATCGCCAGTGGCTTGCGCGGCGCTGCTGCTGCTCCGCAGGTGGCCAGGGTCGCCCCACAGTTGTCGCGGCTCGCCACCGCCATCGAGACAAGCGGACTTCGCACTGGCGCGCCGCTGGCTGCTGATGCTGCGCTCGCAGCGCGCGCCGGCGACCTGGCAATCCGCGCTGGCGGCGGCGCAATCACTGGCGGCGCCTCGGCAGCTTTTGCGGCGCCCGATCACATTGAGCGTGGTGCGATCCTTGGCGCCGCCCTGCCTCCGGCCCTGATTGGCGCCGCCAAGGTAGCGCGCTACGGCGGCAACGTGGCCAAGGCGGTTACCCAGCCATTCACCGAGGCCGGCCAAGATGCGATCGCCGCCGGCATCATCCGCAAGTTCGGCGCTGGCAGCCCAATGGCGATCGACGCTGCCGAGCTCGTCCCGGGCTCGATCCCGACCCTTGCCGAGGCCACCGGCAATGCGGGCATTGCAACGCTGCAGCGCGCTGTGCGTGACCTGCGTCCAAATGCCTTCGCCGATCGAGAGGCCGGCAACGCCGCCGCGCGCCTCTCTGCTTTCGACAACATTGCCGGTGACGCAAACGCGCTTCACGCGGCCACCGCCGCCCGTGGTGAAGCTGCTGAGGCGCTCTACGGGCAGGCCTTCGCCGCCGATGCCATGCGCCGCAATCTGGCCCAGAGCGCCCAGCAAATGCGCGCGCCCTTCTCGGGGGTCGGCCTGTCCGGGGCGCCAGAAGACCTTGCCACGCCAGGTCTCCGCGCGCTGGCGCAGCGCCCGCAGTTCAAAAGCGCGGTTCAGGCAGCGAAGCAGCTCGCCGCCAACAATGGCGTGCAACTGAATGATCCGCTGCAGTCGCTGCAAGGGTTGCACTATGTAAAGCTCGCGCTCGATGATGCACTGAACCCGGCGGCGACGACGGCGATGGGCCGCAACGCGACCGCAGCGGTGATGGGTATGCGCAACCAGCTGGCCGACGAGCTGGCGAAAATCGCACCGCTCTACGGCAACGCGCGCCAGACCTTCGCGAGCATGAGCCAGCCGATCAACGCGATGGAGGCGCTACAGGGCCTGCGCCTGACGAACGCGCCCGGCAACATGACGCTGTCGAAGGTGAAGAACGGTATCGAGGGGTTGGAACGATTGCAGGCGGCGCCAGGCGTCAACCCGGCCAAGTCCGTCACATCTGAACAGATGCAGGTGTTGAACTCGATTCATGCGGATCTGCTTCGCCAGGACCTGCTGGGCGCCGGCAAATCGGCAGGGTCGGGAACGTTCCAGAATATCTCGACGGGCAACCTGCTGGAATCCCTCATGCCTGGCGGGCTGGGCGCCACCGTGAAAGCAAAGGTTGGCACGCCGATCGGCCAACTTGGCAAGCTGGCGTTCAGCAGCTCTGACGAGGCGATCCGAAACCGCCTGACGGACATGATGCTGACGCCTGGGCTGTTGGAACAGGCGCTGGCGCGCCAGCCGGCTATTTCTGGTCCAAGCGCCCTGGAGCGCTTCCTTCAGCTTCCTGGCGTCGAGCAGTCTCTTGTCCGCTCTGCCCCCGTGGCGTCCGACCGGTAAAGCCCAGCCAGAAGTTGTAGATCACAGCCAGGCCGACCAACACCAGCAGCTTGACCCATAGGTAATCGGTGTAATCCATCGATGCTCTCCTAGCCCTTTCGGGCGTTTTCTTTTCATCAATTATAGGCCACCCGCTGCGGTGGCCTTTTCTTTTCCTGAAAGCCACCATGATTCCACCAACTATCCCGGTGCCGACGTGAGCACCACCATCACCGAGCAGCAGAACGCAATCACCCTGGCCGCCCTGCAGGTCGAAGTCGCCTACATGAAGGTTGCCGTCGCGGACCTGCGCGCCACGAACACGCAGCAGAACGAGAAGCTCGACCGGGTGCTCGCCCAGCTGGCTGAAGCGCGCGGCGGCTGGCGCACGCTGATGCTGATCGGCGGCGCGGCCGGCTCGATCGGCAGCGGCCTGACCTGGCTCTTCTCCCACATGAAGGTCTGACCATGAAAAGCATTGACCAGATGATCGACGAGCTGGTCGGCCGCGAAGGCCGGTTCAGCGACAACCCGAATGACGCCGGCGGCGCCACGATGTGGGGCATCACCGAGAAGGTGGCGCGCGCGAATGGCTACCTGGGCCGCATGCAGGACATGCCGCGGTCGACGGCGGATGCCATCTACCGCCTGGAGTACTTCACCCGACCCGGCTTCGATCAGGTGTATCCCCTGTCGCAGCGCATCGCCGAAGAGATGTTCGATACCGGCGTGAACCAGGGCGTGGGCCTGCCCGGCCCTTGGCTGCAGCGCATCCTCAACGCGCTGAACCGCCAGGGCCGCGACTACCCCGACATCGGCGTCGACGGGCGCATCGGCCCGGCCACCATCGCCGCCCTCCGCGCCTGCCTGAACCGCCGCGGCGCCGACGGCGAAACCGCCATCCTTCGCGCCCTCAACTGCCAGCAGGGCGTGCGCTACCTGGACATCACCGAGGCCCGTTCGCAGAACGAGGACTTCTACTTTGGCTGGCTGCTCAACCGTGTGGAGATTGCATAATGTGGCCGACCCTTATCCCTGTCCTGGGCAACCTGATGGACCGCCTGCTCCCTGACCCGAAGGCGGCGGCCGACGCAAAGCTGGAGATCATGCGCATGGCCCAGGCCGGCGACCTGGCGCAGCTGAACGCTGACCTGCAGCTGGCCACCGGCCAGATCGATGTGAACAAGGTCGAAGCCGCCAGCAGTTCGCTGTTCGTCTCCGGCTGGCGCCCGGCCATCGGCTGGGTGTGCGGCGCTGCCTTCGCCTTCAAGTTCATCGTCGGCCCGTCTGCCGTCGTCCTGATGGCCATGGCCGGCCACCCGATCACCCTGCCCGTGTTCGACTTCACCGAGATGAGCACGATCCTGATGGGCATGCTCGGCCTGGGTGCGCTGCGCACGGTCGAGAAGGTGAAAGGGCTGCCGTGATGGACTTCCACATCATCACCAGCGCCGGCGCCGAGCTCGTCGCCCGCAAGGTCGACGGTCAGCTCGTCATTGTTCCGCCAGCACCGCGACCGCCTCCCGCACCCGCCGTCGCGTCGGCTCCTGCAGCACCCGGCAAATAAGCGCGAAGTCGGCGCCGTACACGGTTAGAAACGCGGCGGCGAAACGCACGCCCCGCTGTTCGGCCAAGGCCAGCGCGTGGTCGACGGCGGCGGCAAGTTGTTGATTTGGGCGATCAAGGTTCATAGCTCAACAATACCCGCTGACCGGCGCCGGACCTTGCGCCAGGGCAGCGCGTTATACTGTGTATTCATACAGTATGAGCAAGCCATGAGACCGCCCCTTACCCGTGAAGAACTGATCGAGATCCGCGACCGCAATCGCGGCCATGAGGATGTGGCCGCCCTGCTGTGGGAGGTCAAGCGCATGCGCGCACTGCTGCTGCGCTCGCACGATTACCTGCGCGTCGCGCCGACGTCATCAACTGCGCAGATGGTCGGCGACGGGCTGCGCCGGCAGCTGGACGATGAGCCTGTCGTCAAGGAGCAGCCGAGCCTGTAGCCAATCGTCAAATAAGTCCGCGCGGAATTACTGAAATACAGCTGTAAGTCATTGTTTTTAGATGGGTTATACAGTGGTTTATTGTGTGCGTGTGTACACATGAAAAACACCTGTAGAGTGTTGATCTACATAGGTAAACCATCTTCATTACAATCGTAACAGGGGGTTACATGTGTCCACCAAACTGCGTGCGCTGCCTAACCCTCCGTTACACACCTGTACCACAAATGGCACACTTTGTCGGTAATTTCAGCAAATCCTACAGGACTGAGTCTGACCCCCTTGTCAGAAAATTCGCACAAAGCCATGCAAAACAAATAGTTAGCGAACTGGTGCGTGTAGCTGGCACGTGTTGTGCAAAGTGAAAGTGGTCGGTACTACCGCCGGCCCACTTCCAACCAATACCCAGAGGGGAAACTCGAATGAACAAGACTTTGCTCGTGACCGCCATTTCGCTCGCTTTCTCGCTGAGCGCCCAAGCTGACGATTCCGTCGCCACCCGCGGCAGCAGCACGGCCACGCAGACCACCACGCGGTCTACCGACAGCAGTACCGACAGCAGCAACCGCAGCACCAACACCAGCTACGCCAACGACAACAGCAACCGCAGCACCAACAACGCCAACGACAGCAGCAACCGCAGCACCAACAACGCCAACGACAGTTCCAACCGCAGCACCAACACCAGCACCACCAACGCCAACGACAGCAGCAACCGCAGCGTCTCGACCGACAACAGCAACCGCAGCACCAACACCAGCACCACCAATGCCAACGACAGCAGCAACCGCAGTGTGTCGACGGACAATAGCAATCGCAGCACCAATACCACCAACGCGAACGACAACAGCAACCGCAGCACCACCAACAACGCCAACGACAACAGCAACCGCAGCACCTACGCCGACAACAGCCAGCGCACCACCAACACCAGCACCAGCACCGACGACAACTCGGGCCAGACCCACAACAGCGGCAGCTCGACCTCGTCGGGCATCGGCGCCGCCGCGTCCAACAACGGCGCGGCCACCTCGAACCTGAACAACTCCTTCAACACCTCGACCACCAACGCCGTCAGCAACCTGAACGGCAGCGTCTCGGGTAACCAGATCTGGGGCATCGGCAACTCGGCCACCAACAGCGGCAGCAACAACGGTGCGGCCGGCAGCGGCGGCGCCGGTGCGGCCGGTACCGGTGGCGCGGTCGCCGCCACCTCGGGCGCGGGCGCCGCGGCCGGCGGCTCGACCGGCGGCGCCGGTGCGGCAGGCGGTACGGCAACCGCGGGCGGCGTGACCGCCGGCAGCGCCACCGCCGGCCCATCGACCGCCGGCAGCGGCGGCGCGGGCGGCATCGCCTCCAACGCCAGCTCGGGTGCCGGCGGCGCCGGCGGCAGCGGCGGTTCGGGCGCAGCGGGTGGTGCATCGACGTCCACCGGCGGCCTGAGCGGTGCCGGCGCAGCCGGCGGCACGGCATCCGGCGGCAACGGCGGCGCGGCCGGTTCGCTGACCGGCGGTAACGGCGGCAGCACCGGCGCTTCCTACGCCGGCACCGGCGGCGCCGGCGGCGCGACCGGTTCGGCCACCGGCGGCGCCGGCGCGGCGGGCGGCATCGGCGGCATGGGCGGTTCGGGCGCGGCTGGCGGCCTGGGCGGCATGGGCGGCGCAGGTGCGGCAGGCGGTACGGCAGGCAATGCCGGCGCCGGCACCGGCACCAATGGCGCAACCGGCGGTTCGAGCACCTCGGGCGGCAGCTGGGCCACCACCGGCGCCGGCGGCATGCCAGGCAATGGTTCGGGCACGGGTTCGGGCACCGACGGTGCCGGCACCGGCGGCGCCAGCGGCGGCGCGACCTCGGGCGCCCCAGCGGCCACCGGCGGTGCAGTCACCAGCGGCACCAACCGTGCAACCGCAGGCACCTCGACCGGCGGTGCCGGCGGCACCGGCGGCGCGGGTGCGGCAGGCGGCATGGGCGGCAACGGTGCGGCTGGCGCGGCCGGCGGCACCGGCGGCTCGGGCGCCATGGCCCAGAACAGCAGCGGCGCCGGCGCGGCCGGCGGCAGCTCGACCAGCGGCAACGTCGGCGCAGCGGGCAGCCTGACCAGCAATGCAGGCGCCGGTGCCGGCAACACCGCCGGCAATGGCGGCTCGACCGGCGCGGGCGGCGCAGCCACCTCGGCCGGCGGCAACGGCGGTTCGGGTGCCGGCGGCGCGGCAGGCGGCACCAGCGGCTATGCTGCCAACACCGCAGGCAGCGGCGCCACCGGCGGCAACGCCTCGACCGGCGCGGCCACCACCGGCAACGCCACCTCGGGCGCCTCGACCGGCGGTAACGGCGGCAACGGCGGCGCTGCCGGCTCGACCACCGGCGGCCGCGGCGGCGACCTGGCTTCCATCAGCACCGGCTACGGCGTCGGCGGTGCCGGCGGCGTTGGCACCGGCGGCGCAGGCGGCAATAACAACGTCAGCACCGGCAACTTCAACATGTCGAACACCATGGGCGGCGCCGCCGCGAACGCGGCCGGCATCACGGTGATCAGCCAGAACACCGGCATGTCGTCCCTGGTGCAGCAGAGCGTAAGCGTGCAAGCCAACCTGGGCAGCCTGCAGTAA